AGCCACTTCCTACCATGCTCTCAAATATCTCTTAACAACCCACATTGGCATGAGTGCCGATGAAGTGAAGGATTTACGCAAACTAGGGCGATGGATTTGTGTAAGCAAGAACTTCCCTCAATATCTCATCTCCCAACACACAGCCAAAATCTTACATCAAGAATAAAATAAGGTGATAGATAAAGATGTCTATTTCCCAACTCGGTAGTTCGCAAGTCCGCAAGGCTCTTAATGTTGGCACTTATACTATATCTGGAGTTGCGACTGGTCTAGCATGGGGCTCGGCTGGTGGTCTTTACTCGGCTACCTTAACTGTTCCTTCTTGCCTTCCTACAAGCGTTATAACTGCGACAGTCCAAAGCGGAACAGAAGCCGATGTTCTCAATTGCTGGTTGGCAAAGGCAGTTCCACAGACTGGATCTATTGATTTTTATCTTGCTGGAAACCCATCGGTTCCAGCCCAATTCGGTGTTTCATGGCATATTTCATCTGCCAGTTCTTAATTTCTGTGTCCCATGTAATGAACGCTAACGATTTCTTAAGCAGTTCTATCGGTGGCATAAGTGTTGCCCTATGTCTCGCAATAATGTATGCGGTATATAAGGCAATTAATCATACGCGGTGTCGGTCTATGTGCTGTAAGAAGGAGATGGCAATCTCTCTAGACATCGAACCTACGACCCCAAAGTCAGCAAAACCGCAACTTTCAAATCTCCCTTCTATACAGAATGAGCCTAGAGCAAATTGAGGGCTATCCTTTAGGAAATGAGGATATCTCGAAAATGCTTCCAAATACGAATATTTTTACTTACCCCTATTTGAAACATGTAAAGCATATCGACGAAGTATTTGATGACGATGGACGAGCCGTTATGCTTTACTTAACCGAAGATGCTACGACTGGACATTGGGTAGGTCTTTTACGCAAACCAGACCACATAGAATTCTTTGATCCCTACGGCGGAAAACCAGATAGCGAACTTCACTGGGCAAGTGGCGGTTTGCGTCAAAAACTAGGGATAACTCAACCATTTCTAACTAATCTGCTTCGGCAAAGTGGGCTCCCAGTCATCTATAATAAAGTTGATTTTCAAAAGAAGGACGATGATGTTCAAACATGCGGTCGCCACACTGCGTCTCGATTATTGTTTAGCCACCTTTCCTTGCCAGAATATTACAATATGATTAAGAAAAGTAAGTTGACCGCTGACGAGTTTGTTTCTGGTCTAACCTTTCCGCTAATTCACAAATAATAAAAAGACCCTAATAGATATATAGAATGGCTTATTCGTCGTCCGTTGCTTACGACTTCAGTGAACAGCAAGGTGATTTGGATAATGAGCCAGATCACATCTACTACAATGCGAATATTGTTAACCAGAACTCGACAACAGCAACACCGCTGGGAAAGGAACCGCTTGTCCAGTTCCAAGAAACTCGTAGCACTGCGATTATCAGTGATGTATCCAAGTATAACTTCAGTATTACTCGGTTCACCATGAATGGTTGCGGACGCACTTTACCGCTTTTCATTCCGCAAATCCAAGTTAACGGCGGAGACCGAGATCTAACGGCGTATGGCATTGGTCTAGACTGGATCACAACGGCTTCTACGGTTTATAAAGGTATTACTGTTCCAGCCCAGACTTTCTATGCTTTTGGCTATGTCCAGTATGTCAGTGAGTTTCTCAACGCTTACCAGACACAAGGCGTTGAACTTCCGTTTCCTCCTACGCCGACGAAACCCCAGAACATCACTACGCCTTATTACTATGTTCAGTCGTATCAATGGTGGTTGGATCTAGTCAATACTTCTATTCGCACTACATCGACTTCCATGGTTGCCCCACCGCTACTTGGAGCATCTGGCTACTATCCCCAAGGTTCTCTCCCTTATCGGTTTGGTCTAGCATGGATAACGGCTGGTGGGTCTGGTGTTAATTTCTATTCTGCTCTTCCAGCCCCTAGCACTGTATCTGGTCAAACCTATTTCGTAAGGGCTTTGGACGGACTGAATGTTGGTTTCTGGACAAGCAACGGCACCGCATGGGTGCTTGAGACGACTTTCCCAGTGCCATCATGGTCTACTACTCCTCCCTCGTTTCTCTACAAGGGAACCACATTCACTATTCTTGTGCCGTATATATTTGCTCTACCTTCTCAAAACTCTATTTTCACTCCTCTGCCATCAGCCTATGTGTCTGCTTTGACTACAGACCAAGGCAACATATTCTTCAATTCCAACATGTATGGACTTTTTGCCAACTTCAACTTTTATTACAACGGTGGATATACCCTTGCTCTAGTTCCAACTGGAGGCTTTGGTCGAACTTACCAACTTATTGTTGAAGATCTCAACGGCACGAATTACTACACACCGCTTACAAACACACAGCCTTCGGCAACAGTTCCGCCTACTTATCTCCAACTCAACCAAGAATACAACAGCACGAGCCAATTGTGGTCGCCTATTGAAAGCATTGTGTTCACAAGCACTCTTCTACCGCTGTATAGCGAACAAGTGGGAGCACCAATTGTGTATGGTGAGGGCAACAACGATGCGAGTTCTAACTCTTCTACTTCGGCGTTCACCCCTATCATTACTGATGTTGCTCTAGCACTCAATGGTGCCCAAGACTACCGCGATTTCATTGAATACGCACCGACTGCCGAATACCGCCTAACCTCTTTCACTTCGTCCAAGCAAGAAGTTCGTGCCATAGATATTCAAGTTTTCTGGAAGTCTCGGCTCACCTCCACCCTAGTGCCAGTCAAACTCTACAATGGAGCATCGGTGAGCCTCAAAATCATGTTCCGCAAAAAGGGAGTTTCGAAGCCATGAGAATTGCCTCAAAAATAAAAGGGGCATAAGATATACAAATGTCCGCCGATATTGAGAAGGTCTCCGTCTTCGATGATCGTATCGTTCAGCAGAAGCCTCGCTACGCTGTCGAGAAGGGTGCTCTCTCTTTGACCAATTCTCCGTTCAACGCTCTGGCGTCGACTTCCTCCCAGCAGACCTATCAAATTCAAGTGCCGTCGCTCAATGTTTTCGTAGATCGTGCGATTGAGTGGTCTTCCCAGTGTTTCCTCCAGTTCACGGCGACGACTGCCACTCAACAGACGGCTGGAGACCAGTTCATTCTCTTCGGTCGCGATGTTGCCCTTGCTCCGTTCCCCCTTCATTCGCTCGTCAACACCATGACGGCGACGATCAACGACACGACGACAACGATCAACCTAAACGATGTGCTGTATGAGGTTCTCCGTCTAACGGATTACAAGAAGAACCGAGCCCAGCGGACATGCCCCACCTACCTCGACACCTATGCGTCTTACAACGATGCGTCTGGCACGATCAATAACCCTCTAGGTGGCTGGGAACTGGCGACTGACAGCGGTTCAGTCCCCAACGGTGCTTGGGGCAACATTGTCTTCACGGATAGTGCTGGTGCTCCCCTTGTCGGCTCTGGCAACTACACGGTCGCCACTGTAGCGTATCCTTATGTAAACGGTGTCCCAGTTGCCAAGGCAAACACGACGGCTTACCCCATTTTCATTCGCTTCACCTCTACGGAGAAACTCGTTATGTCGCCCTTTGTCTTCAGCGACTGCCATGAGTGGGATACTGGCATCTTCGGTGTCCAGAACATTCAGTTAATCATGAACACGACATCGCCTTCGCTGACGGCTGTGTCTGGTCGTGTGCTCCGTAATACAACGACATATGGAACCACAATCTCGGCTCTCTCTTACAATACTAACCTCCCCTCACCGTTCGTTTCCTCCAAGGTCAATGTCCAGTTCCTAACGCCGTCGCTGGATCTCGCACTGCCCCAGAAGAGCGTTGTTCCTTACATGGAGTTCCCTCGTTATGTCATTTCTGGCACGGCAAGTGCGACCGCGTCGACATCGGCTGGATATGGATCATTCACGGTTCAGTCGCAGACGATTACGCTACCCCAGATCCCAGATCTCCTCATTCTCTACTGTAAGCCGAAGACTTACTCTGCGACGGACGGCGACTGGTATTACCCTTTCAACTCCTTCGGTTCACCCAACGCCCAGCCTATTAGCATTAATCTGGACAACTTCTCTGGTCTGTTGTCGAGCCAGACGGCGGAGCAACTCTACGCGATGTGCGTCCGCAACGGTCTGGATCTGCCATGGGTTCAGTGGAGCGGTCTCGCCAAGACTTCGTCGGTGCCTCCGCCTACGACTGGCACTGCTGGTCTTTCTAAACAGCGTCTACAGACGACTGGCGGTTTCCTCGTCCTCAAGCCGTCGCAAGATATTACGCTCCAGAGCGGTCAAGCCCCTTCGCTGGTCGGCAACTTCACCTTCCAGTTCAACGCCACTTTTGCCAACCCTACGACCAACACATCATTCGACTACAATCTCTACACGATTACGGCGAACTCTGGTTTCTTCGAGACCATTCGTGGCTCCTCTCGCATCATCAAGGGTGTGCTGACGGAGGCTGATATCATCTCTGCCCCCATGGCTGGAACTCGCAGTGGGCTCACTCGCTGGGTTGGCGGTAAGCACTCGCTAGACCGCCTCGGCAATGTGATGTCTCGTGTTCGCGATATGGCAATGGCTCACCTCCCCCAGATCAAGGCGGTTGCCGAGAAGATCAAGCCTCTGCTCCCCCAGTCTGCCCAAGATGTGCTAACCTCTGTGGGTCTGGGTCGTCGTGGTGCTCACCACCGCCTCCACCATGGCGGAGCGTCTGCCCCAGCCTAAATAAAGTCGTTGCCCTAGAATAATGAATAATCTTCCTCCTCCTTCTTTCCAGCCGATCAAGCGGTGCGAAACTTATGCCCAAAATATTATCACCAGTATTAATGGGGACAGCATCTTACCCCACATAGCAACCATCAAATCTGTCGCTACTCATACGAGAAACCCAGATACGCCGATCACTTTGTGCGTCGCTCATCGTAATCAGTTTGTCTGTCCGCATTGCGATAAGTTCTTTGAGCGGAAATAATTGTGATCGCAAGTCCCCACCAAAAACTCATACAAGCATGGAAACCCATGCTCTTATGAATTGTTTACCAAAGGATATGGATCGCTAAATTGTTAGGAGAATAAGGATCTGCTTTCCAATTCCCCTTGATTTTTGTGGCTCTTGCTAGATATTTCTTACGCTGTGTGTTTGCTGTGCCTTCTGGAACACCTCCCAGCAACTCCAATCGTTGCCAGAGAAGAAAATCATGATAATTCTTCAGTCCAAAACGACGCACTTTGCCATCTGGCGTTGTGATCTGGAATTTGTGTTTACCATCGTCGGCATATTCCAAATTGTTGATGCCGTAGGCTCGTGCTCGAGCCCTAGCCATTTTCAAATACCAGTCTCGATGAGCACCGCCGAACTCATTGATCCGCACTGCTGTTGCTTGTTTTTTGGCTTGATCGTATGTCAGTGGCTTGTTTGAGAGAACATGACCGTTCTCACTCACAACCCTATAACCGTCTTCAAACGGAACGATATGATAAGGCATCTTATTTAGTGAGGTTATTTTCTTTATTAAAAATGTTGATAGTAAGTAAAATGAGCGAAGCCCCAGAGTTTATCTCCCCAGTCGTGCCTTCACCCCTCGATGCCCACCGCGGAAGGGGAGTAAGTGTTTGTGAACTTTCCCCAGCCCAGAACCCTAAAAACAGTGCTTTCATAACACAACCAGAAACGGAAGTATCTGCTGGTGATATTTTTATTCTCGCACTCGATAAGATTTTTGATCCGCCATCAAAGGCGACGGACGCTTTTTACATTTATCTCCATGTTGTTGAAAAGGAGGTCGAGCCATTACTCAAGAAGGTGAAGGAATGGGCTCTCAAGGAACTCAATGACGAGGAGCGTATCGCATGTGAGAAACTGATGGACGACGGTAAACTCAATGAGGCTCCTATTCAAATTGGTGGTTGATGATAAGAATTATTAACATAGTGGCAGAGTGGCAGATGAACCGTAAAGTCTCCTCTAGGGAGAAAGGAATTCCTCATGCGTAGGAAAACTTTGCGATTTCACTGCCACTCCCTACACTCAAAAAAAAAAAGAGAATTTGATCTTCTCATTCTTGGATCACATTCTCCTCTTCTTCGTTGATAGTCTCTTTACGCTTGAGACCGCAGAACACCGAGCCTTTATTGGTTCGTTTTCCATGGACTTGATTAACGAGTAGCAATTCCTTGAACTTCTTTGGACTGGGAGTGTCCTTGCGTTCGATCCGCATGTCATTCACATAGTCATTCTTGAGTTCCGTAGCACCAATCGTATCAGTCTCGACATTGGTGATTTCGTAATACTTTGCCAACCATTCCTTGAGCGTATTGTTGGTATCAATGTAATCACTCGTCGCATCTTCGATGTTTTTGGGTCTAGGAAGCGACTTGAATTCCTTGATTTCGGCGTAAATCTCGGTTAGCATGAGCATGAACTCGTCTCGCCATTCAACGCTCTTACACTTGATATCCTTGACATCTGGGTCTCCAAGGCGATGGTTGGGCTTCGAGATCTTCTCCTTTGCGACAAACTGGTTAGGAAACCGAATAACAACCACGCGACGGATCCCACCGCCGTCTAGCGAGGAAAGTTGAGGAATTGTATTTGTCTGGAAAATAGGCTTATACATAGGCACATAGCGAGTGAGAGTTTTTTGGAACAAGGTTCGGCACTCCATCTTATCCTTGCCAGAAATCTTCTTGAAAATACCGACTTTGATGGTATCTTCGGTTTCTGGCTCACTTACCATCAATACTCGCTTATACCGAGCCTCGATCAATGCTGGATTAGGTTGA